AGAAGACTGTCTGTAGCCCCTCCACCGCTCATGGGCTGTATTGGCACCGGCACAGCCGGTTGTGGTAAAAGACTCGGGCTACTGTCTCCCATCTATGATGACTATCGTAAAAAAGCGGCTTAAAAAACTGTAACGCGATTTAGGAAGCAACATGGAGGAGCCCATCACCGTGAAAGAAATCGATCAGACAGCAAACCAGCAAGGTCAGGGCACTACGCGTAAGAAGAAGATTCACTGTAAGCAAGAACTCATTGTGAGCAGTCTACAGAAGTTCTATGCCGGTCGCACGGATATGAAGGAGATTCTACCTGTTCTTATGGGATCCTCGGATGTGTCACTGCGTCTGGTAGATTGGTTTGTCACAAACTATGCGAAGCGCAACAACACTTCGTATATTCTGGAAGGTCAAGAGTTTCTCGTGTATATGAACTACAAGTCACAACTGAAGGCGTATTCTAAGAAGCTGTTTGATCCGTTTTGCCGTCGGGAACGTATTCTGTTTCAAGTGCCTGGTGAGGAACCATTTCTTACGACGGTCGGTAAGCTAAACTTCTTCCGTTGGGCAATTCAAAAGGGTGTTCTTACCTACTTAACTCTTCATACACCGGCAATCGAGGCGGATATGAATAAGGCAATGAAGGAGCAGAATAAGCTGCGGAACACAACCGCAAACTCTACACAGAGCACAGATTCAGTTGAGAGTGCCGTGACCACCGTGAGTGCCGCCAGTGTCTTATCAACAACTTCAAGTAAGAGTTCAACACGTAGAAGGACAGCTTCAGCTGCGAAGGAGCCACCGGCTGCGAAGCAAATGCAAAAGCACACTATGGAGATTCAGCTTCGATTTGATTAAGCTGGCGTATATTTACGATATGTCTTATTCATGGCATTCATGCGTGGCATGAGTTGCTCATATGATTTAAGTGTATCGAGTTGCTTAGCCTCAACATAACCTTCAGGTAAATAACGACTTGTGTATGTTCTATTCAGAAGTCGTTGTGATTCAAGAACTCCGCGATCAGCTTTGTCTTCGTAGACCGTTGCGCGAAGTTCACGGGCTACGTTATACGGATCTGTTTTTACATCAAACTTATCAAAATACGGATTATTACCGAGTTCATCGCCTAGCGCACCACTCACAACAAATCCTTGATGTTGTAAATAGTTTCTTTCTACTCTACGACTATTAATGGGATTCATGTCCATAAAATCCTTTTGACGAGTTGGATCTGTACGATCATTATGTAGATAAGGTCCATCTGTTTGCCATTGTTCCACATGTAGACTATTAATCTGATCACGTTGATTCACTTCACGTCGGCTTCGGAGACTCATTTCAGGTGGAGCGATGATTGGCATTTTTTGCTGGAAGTCAAAGACTTCAAGTCCATGATAGTGAGTGGATTTACGATCATCTGTTTCAGGTTGATAGGTCCTTATTTTGAAGTCAAGTATGTCTCGTAGATCTCCCATCCTAAACAATCCCTGCTAAAGGGTTATAGATGTTTATCGTTCCGTTTTATACTAAACAATCCCCTCAAAGTTTAATCGCCTGGTCTATTCAGCCGATTGTGCTTTTTCTAGACACTCGGGGAAAGAACTTATGCCAGACAGACACTCCTAAGGAATGGCTTGATAGCAATGGCTTTGTCACTAAGAAAACATGGACTCAAAAGAATAAAGAAGGGCAGTTCTATTTTGCGGAGATTGATCAGCAGAAAACAGCGATCAATGAGTTCTATACATTTGAAGATCTTACAATAACTCAACAAAAGGGGACTGAAGAGTGCTGGAGAACATTTTATCTTCTTAAAGGCGAAGACAAATCTATCCATCACTGGAATGATTGTATTGAAGACGTATTTCAGGGACCACTTACTCTAATAAAAGCTAGGTCTAAGGATTAAGAACTAGTATATGTAGGATGAACGCAAACCGTTCAAGGACACAAAAGAAGACAACTGCTGATTTAAGCGGAAATAACTTCGCTGCAAATCTTCACGCAACAACAAACACTTTTGTGAACTTTCTGAACCAGGAAGCGGATGATGCCTACAAGCGTCCGTGGCACCGGTTAGAGCGAGGACTTCGTCTCAATCGGATTCGTAAGTTTATTGATGACGAGGCAGTGCGTCTTAGCCTACAGGGAGATGAAAAGGCTGCGCTTGAGGCACATTTGCTGAAAGCTCATGAAAAGAAGATTTTGAATAGTAAAAATGCGGTTGTGTATGATCAAGATGAACAGATTATTAAGGAAATCAAGGGACTAGTAATGCACCGTTCTTCAGATGGAAAGGTGCTCTTTCAGGTTCTTGAAAAGAAGAATGCTGTCACCTTTCGTCGTAAGTCATCCGCTCCTCCTGAACCTGAGAATACCTAAGCGTTTGAGCCCATATAAATTTCAAGGGTCGCCTTAGATAATGGATGCTTACAGTGAAATGTTCAAACAGACGGGAAGCTTTCTGAATGCAATGGAAGAAGTACAACCTCCTCCCTTACATTCTACACTGAGCGATCAGTGGTGGACAACAATCGAAAAGGAGTTAGATACACTTTTAAAAGAATCAGAATCACCGAGTAACTTCATCATAAAAACAAATGAGGTTCTTGAATGTTTTAGAATCGGTCACGCCTGCTTTTCGAATGTTGTTACTGCCAGCACACCAGCAATCGCACCTCTGAATATTCAAGCGCATATTGATCAACTGATTGCGAAGCCGCAGTCGGAACAGCGCACAGAAGAATGGTATAGAGAAATGGAGACAATCTTAACAGCATCGGAATTTTACCAACTTTTTGGATCTCCGCGTGCTCGTGGACTTCTCGTGATGTCAAAGATACAGAACCAGGGAACATCGCAAACATCACAGACACCTCGTGCCGGTCCCCGCAAGGCATGTTTGACGGAGGAGATGTCGCCTCTTGACTGGGGTATTCGGTTTGAACCCGTTGCGAAGCAGGTTCTTGAGGCGCGTTGGAAAGCACAGATTACAGAACTCGGACGTCTCCGCCATCCGACGTTACAGCGTCTTGCTGCTTCACCTGATGGCCTTATTACAAAGACAGAGTCACCGGGCCTTCTTGGACATCTTGTAGAGATTAAGTGTCCGTCATCACGCTCTGTAGGAAATGGTGTTCCGCAAAACTACTGGTATCAGATGCAGCTTCAGCTTGAAGTAACGGGATGTGATGTCTGTGAATATTGCGAGTTTACCTTTGATTCTGCGATGGCGAATAGCACAATGGATATAATCCCAGAGAGTTGTGCGGATAAGGGTGTAATCATTCTTTTACAGAATGATAGCCTTGGTGTTATGAAATATATATATGGACCGATTGGTGATATGGAGTGGAAACCACAGCCCGAAGAAGGTTGGGATGTGCTTGAGAGGATTCCTCGGTGCTTGGAGAAAGAGTGGATTCATTCGGTATCTCGTGATACCCAATGGTTTCAATCTGTGATTCCCTTATTAAATGAGTTCTGGGCTGACGTGGAACGGGCAAAGCGTGGTGAGTTTACCGCACCTGAATCTACAAGCAGGAAGAAGCAGGCAACTTGTATCATCGCTGACAGTGACTAAGCCTTCGCCTCATAGAAGTTATTTACGAGCTCACGGAATGGCGCAGAACAGGTATCAGGTGTTGCGCGTTTATAGTTATTCGTAGTCTGTGTATAGTTTCCAACGAGTTGTATTTTATTTTCATAATCACCTCCGAAGCAGGCGCATGAGTTTAGATCATAGTTAAGTTTATTATCGGCGGCCGCATTTCGCAGAACACCGTTTAGAAGATGATACGGTTTACGCACATCCGTTAACTCCGCATTCTCAGGTGAGTTCGCAGTGTCTGGAAGCTCACCCCACTCTTCCTTTGAACTCGGCATAAGATTTTGAAATGCTTCAGCATACTCTTTTTCATTTGAATATCCACGAACTCCGCCTGTTCCTACAGTGAACGCAAATAGAACAAGGATGACACCCCATAAAAAAAGTATTTTAACAACGGATTGCATTTGGTCTCGCAACCTTCTATTTAAGGTTGCGCAAATCGTAGAGTGTATTCACGGGCCGTCAGATCAAACTGAGGACGATCATTTCGATAGATATGAGCGATTTCTGGGACAAGAGGATCGGCAGGATTTGCGTCTGTCAATAGACTTGTAATACTAAGAAGAACCTTACTAATCGTAAGAGCCGGTGACCACTGTGTTTTTAGAATATCCAAACAAATACCACCTGCTGCGCTGATATTGGGATGATAGATCCTTGTAAGGAAAGTTACAACCGGAGGTTTGAACGGATAATCGACAGGAAACTGTATACGGAGCTTGAAACAACCTCCAGTATATGGACTATCATCGGGTCCAAAGATAACACCTTCCCAAGTAAACATATCATCTCCTACAGGCCCTGCGCTACAGTTTGATGGTGGGTCGCGCTTCAGATCAACAAGTTCTTTTTGAATGCGACGAAGAGACATTCTAAGTGTGTAACACCCTTTGAGCATGCGACTGGCTCAAATTTTTCACGCCTCACTGTAGAATAAAATGAACTACCTTGCTCTGCTCGCCGAGTTTCTAGGAACCTTCCTCCTTCTCATCAGCATCCTGGCGACAGGCAATGCGCTAGCGATCGGTCTGACGCTGGCTCTTGTTATCTTCCTGGTTGGCGGCCTCAGCGGTGGGCACGTGAACCCGGCAGTCAGTGTTGCCATGTATCTCAATGGCAGTCTCTCAGCTGCTGAGCTGGCCTCCTACGCGGTTGTCCAGTCTCTGGGTGCTGCCTCAGCGGTGTATGTTTTCAAAGCTCTTGCGTAGACTGCGAAGGAGTGTTCCAAGTAGAATGAATAATGTTCTCTTCGGATTTATAAGTTTCTTATTACTTTCTACTGCGATCGCAGCTGGCATAAAAGGTATTCTTTCTATCGCAGCTGGGATTGTTGATCAGTCCATTATATTTCCACTTATAACTATAATATGTATAAGTGTATTTAGTATATTGCTTGGATATCAACGTTAGCGACTCCAGACACACTTTCCTACAGATACCATCGCCGCCGCAGTTAAAAGAAACGCTATGATCCATCCATCTGTATCATACTGTTTCATCGTAGAGCGAAACCCCTCTTTTTTACCACAGTTTGGATTACTTGCACGCGCAGATCCGTCCGGACAAAACTCCTTTTTATCGGCGTCAAACTCTTGTTTTAAAAGATATAGTAAGTTTCCATATTTATCTGTATCCTGAACCCAATGAGTCTGTTTTCCGCCCTGTACCGGTCCATTAATCCATAGAGTTCCATCACTTGCTTTAATCGCACCAGTCGAATCACCTACAGGCATCGTAACTTGTTTACATTTTGGGTAACCAGATCCAAGCACCGCATTGAGTATAGGTCTAGGATTTAACGCATCTTCTGCGTCCTCTAGAATTCCAGGAGCAAGTCCACGCATCTGAGGAAGTCCAGTGCTTGTAAGCGCATCTTTCATCTTCTTTCCGAGCGCATCACCTGTGGGAATACCATTCACGTAATACCACATATCCGCACCATTACTACATTGGAGTCCTGTGCGTAAAAAATAGTTGATTCCAAGCGGCCTCGGCTTTGTGCCCATTGACTGTGTTAGACTGTTACTTGCCTCACCAAAGCCAATCATATCCGTGTAGAAGGCCGCACCTTTTACGGCATCAATCACGGACTCTAGAGAATCACTGCGATGAACATTTATATTTCCAGGCAACGGCAAGTTATCGGCAAAGTCGTAGTCAGGACCTAGGACTCCCGGGCTATCAGGAACTTTAGCTGTGGGCAACATATCCCTCTACTAAGGGAAGGTCTAAATCTAGCGCTTTATATCTTACTAATGAAACCAGTCCCGCTCACAGTGGCTATCCCTACAATGCGTCGCTGGGATCGGTTTCTATCACAGAGTTTACCTAAATATCTAGACTCACCTAATATTGAAGCCGTTGTGATTAGTGATGAAACAGGAGAAGATGTTGCGGCAATCCGTGCATCACCTTGGGCAAATCATCCGAAACTTATCCTTCATGTGAATGCGAAGCAACTTGGAATCTATTACAATAAACTGAACTGTATTCGTCTTGCTCCGACCGATTGGATTGCGATTTTGGATAGTG